TCCGAGATTTGTTTTTTGGCGATTTTGTGTGTAACAAACTTTGACAGCTTACTATTTAATTTAATTAACTTTACTTTATAACATTTAGTTTCAAAATATAAACTTAATTTAAAGATTTTTATGTATTATATTTTATAGTATTATTAAAATATAAAAACTCGGTACTGACCGGGGTTGTATCTAACAATTAATAAAAGCTATATAATGTGTTTTCACTATCGGCCTATCTTATTAGTCTTTTAGTAGCATAGATAAATAGTGACACTGGCATAATCACCCCCAGTGGCAACACGCACCTCTTATATTTCTTTTGTTAAAATGATTTACAATGTATAAATAATAACTTTAAGGCAAGGTACAGCTACGTCCTCGATGTTTATAAGTATCATATGAAGTGCTAATATAGATTTGCAAAAGCCGTTTGTTTTAATTTAACGTCACCTCTAAGGAGTGCGTGTCGACTTTAAATCTTCGGTGTAATTTAGTCCGATCTATAAACCCCAAGTAATATGTGAAAGTAACCGCTCAGGCGTATGTGTGTATGACGRTATTCTGGTCTCTGGAATATCATAATTCGTGCTTGGCTTTGTCCAAATCCTCGAGAGCGTACGAACCAACGGTCATCGGGAATATACTTGTGAACGAATAAAGTAGTCATATAAGTATGCACGAACTTTGGTCTCCTAATTTCTGGAAGTTTTGTAGGAAGATAAAGCTTACCACTCCTTTATATTCTTTCTTTTTATGGTGACAATTTTGCAAGTAATTTTATTYACAGTGTTTCTCATTGCTATTAATATTCAATTTCCAGGTATCACTTTTCATTTGCATTCGATTTTCTTTTACTTTTATTTCAACAATTTGAATATCCAATTAATCAAATATGTCATTTAACATGATACTCGATTCCGTATTTTCTGATCTTATTGCTGCTGAATTTGATTCTAAGTCCAATAAGCTTAGAATTGAATATGATGGTAGATACGAACACAGGCATGCTTTTGGACTATCTTCGCAATTAGATGATGATCGGCTGGAAGACGAATGGCGTTTTCAATTTAATAAGATTGTTAAACAACGAAATTGGTTATGGTATATGTGTAAGAATTGTAAGTATGTGGAATTAGATGAATATTTTGGCACTGATTTTACTTTTGAGAATATGAATTTAAGGTTGCAGATTGAGCATGAATTGCAATGTAAAAATGATACTAGGTTTAAATATATTAATAGGCAGCCTAAGTTTGTTAATTTTTCAGTGTCAGGTTTAGATGTAGAAGAGCTAGATCTAAGTAGTGATAGTGAGGTTGAAATACCTGAATGCGTTAATCAAGGGTGTTCGCAGTGTAAGGTTATTTATCGAAAGAATAAGAATAGAGTTAGTAAAGATAAATATTTGAAGAGTATTAGACATTTATACAATGAAGCTTTAAATCCGATATATAAACCTACTGTAGAACCAATACCATTAGATCATAGAGATTATAATATGTTATATAGTATTAGTTTAAAATTAAGGAACATTATTAGGTATTTAGAATCCTTACGGGAAAAGTGTATTATCCCATCAATTTTACGAAGAAAATCATCCCTAGAAGAATATGTTATGGAGCCATTATCTTATCAAGGTAGTGGTTTCCCAACTCACGTTAAGGGTGATTCAGGCATGGATCTACGTAAGAAATCYAATAAACCTCAATGTTGCGCATATTGTCCTACTATAGTATGTATGACTTGTTTTAAAGGTGAAGGCTGTTGTGATTGTCGCCATGTTAAGTATGAAGGTTCGAAATGTAATAATCAAAGGTGTTATTTAGATGTTTGTCAGCAAGATGACCCTGCTGCTTATCAAGGAGGTGTTGAGCAAGATGTTGGTGGTGACACCGATGTGGTTCAAACATTTAAGGCGCATAATGTAGTTTTGACAGAAACTGAGAGATCGCAACACGATAGCACGGCTGTTTCAAATCCCAGATGGGGTTCGCTTGTTAGCTCTGATACTATTTCTGATATGGACACGTTAGTTAATAGATGGTTTAGAGTTGGCACCTATTCCTGGACAACATCTCTGGGTCGTAATGCAACTATACGTTCTATCAATCTTCCRCGTGATGCTATATTTGCAGGTGTATCTACCTGCAATCAACCTAACACTATTCCTTTTAGAATACATCGATACTGGCGTGGGGACATGATTGTTAAAATACATGTTAATTGTAATAAATTTCAAATTGGCCAATTGCAATGTAGTTGGTACTATCAACCTAAAGCTGACGCAGCATTCACGTTTCGCAATAATGTATATACGCGATCWGGTACGCATCATTGCATAATATCAGCCGCACCCAATAATGAAGTTGAGTTGAGGATTCCGTACAAGGCGTATAAAAGTATGTACCACACTAAAACGTTTGCTGGGGATCAAAAAGATCTACCTTTGGATTTAGGTACATTATTTATTACGGTATTAAGCCCTCTTAAAACGACAGGGGAAACGTCACCTAGATGTAGTTTTACAGTTTTTGTCAAATTTGAGAATAATGAATTTACTGGTATGCTCGCTGGAGATGTTGATGTTCCATCGCAGGCTCGTGATGATTTGGAATATCAGATGGATGGTGTCGGGTCATTACTATCGACAGCTGTACCACTGGTCGAAAAAATGTTAGTCGGTAGTGGGAACGATAATAATCGAGATAATCCACCACAGAATAATCCTCCTAATTATTTTGTTCCCACAGCTAGTCACTCGTGGTCTATAGGTACTGATATTGTTGAACCACTGCATAATTTACGCTTAAGTGGACGTGCACAGACGCGACATCCTGATTCTGATCCGGATGAGATGCGAGTGGATGTGCTTAAGCGTAAGTATATGCTTTGCGATATTTTCTCATGGTCGCAGCAAAATATGAACGGCAATGTTTTATGGTCATATCCTGTAAATCCGATACCACCTAAGTCTCGAATTCCTGTTGTTGCGCAGCCTGATACGAATGTTCTTCGTAGTTACCAAATAACACCTATTGGTTTTTTGAGTAGTCTTTTTCAGTATTGGCGTGGGTCGATCGAATATCGGTTCGATATAGTAGCATCTCAGTTTCATAGTGGAAAATTATTGTTAGCTTATATTCCAGGGATCGGTGAGGGTGAGGTTGTAACGATAGATCAAGCTAGGGCATCACCACACATTGTTATTTCCTTGGATAATGCGATGACATATACATGGAAGGTTCCGTATGTGGCTGATCGACCTTGGTGGCCTAGACGTTATGCTGGAGAATCTGTATCAAACAACGTTGCCTCACCTTCTAAAATTTTCGCGTTTGTTCTAAATGAATTGGTTATGGCTGAAACTGTACCCGATAGTGTAGAAATTCTTGTGTATATGCGCGGGGGTGAAGATATGGAGTTTGCCGTTCCTGTTCAACCATCAATTGGGTTAGGGTATGATCGTAATTACGTCTCTTCGCGTAACACTAGCGACGTTTTTCCAGTATCGACTACTTCTGAATTCTATGTAGGGCATTGGCATTCAGCACCCCTTGTGCACGTCTTACGTCACGCAGCCACTTCTGAGGCTGTAGGTAGATTCAGCGAGCCCATCTTAGATCGACCTGCGTACTACACCTTAAGTCGGAATTTGCCTAATGCAAATGTTGGTGTAAGTATCACACTTCGCAGTATCTCTACTTTCGTTTTCTTAAAAGGTATTGGTTTTAGTGAATATATATCGCTTCCTATTTATTCAAATAATAGCTTGGATTCTAGACAGCGTTTGGAGGATATAGCGCGAGCTGCTTTTTCGAATGGGTATACATATGGGGCATGGGTCTCTCAATTTGTAATAACACAGCCTAATACTGCTTCAGTTAATGGTTTTGGGTTTATTCCTGCATCATATACTCCGGCATCAAACACATATGGTGGGGGGAAAACAATACCATTCATTGCAACAGAAGTTAATCCATCTATTGAACTTGAAGACTTAGAATTTCAAGGTAATCGAGAAGAATCTCTAGCTTTAATCGACGACACTCAACGTTTAAGATCAACGAATCATGGGATGTATACATATGGTGAGAAATTTCAGGATTTGAAAGATTTAGGGAGGCGATATCAAATTTATGGATGGACCACAGTTCCTAAGAACCAAATAGAACGTGATCCAGGTGCATGTAGTTTTCTGTTTCCAGTGTTGCCTCAGGGTTTAAGTTTAGCTGTTAATACATCGACAACTGTCAATCAGATATGGAATCGTGCGCGTGAAGGTCATATTCCATTAATTGCATCGTTATATCGTTTTTATAGAGGGTCATTGCGCATTAGAATTGTTGTTTCAAATGCACCTGATTTGATTGTTTGGGTACAACATCGTCCCGATCGTCGTTTAGATAGAGATGTGATAACACCTTGCACTCAAGTATCTACAGCTGAAGCCGTTTTTAACCATACTTATGGCGTATATATGCAAGCCTTGCGTGTCAATAATGTAATTGAAATTGAAGTTCCATATTATCAGATGGCTAACTATGGGCTCTTACAAAAGCCTATTATTAGTGAAGGACCTACAGTTCAAGATTGGTCGCGGTTTTACAGTTTGGGAGAGCTTAGTGTGGGATTCTTCGGTGAGCAACCGTCTGCAGATGTTAGATGTACTATATATTACAGTATGGCTGATGACTGCAGATTTACAACTTACCAGGGTGTTCCTCCTATGGTTCTTTTAGACGATTTACCTGAATTTCAAGGAAATATGGAACTGCAATTTCAAGGGTTCACAGACTATTTTAAAAGTAGTCCAAAAGAGGTTGGCGCTCAGATCGCAGAAGGAGCTGCGGAAACAATTTATCCTCAAGTTCAGTCGATGTTGGATGATTTTGTAACATCTTTTCAGTCAAAGATAGGTGATGCATATTCCAGTGTAGCTGAATCTCTTAAAAGCATTGAATTAACAACAAAATTAGCATCAATAGGGTCACAAATCATACATGCTATTAATAATCCATCGCCATCTACAATAGCAATATCCGTAGTTTCTATATTAATTACTTTAGGGCTGATAACAATGGTTTCATATACGATAGTATCAAAATATGTAATAGATATATGGCATTGGATAATGAATAAAGTGTCTTCAAACAAAGTGCAAGTCGAAGTAGGAATCGAGGCAACAGAAGGTGAGTTGCAGTATCATTCAGATACTGACAATGCTGTTACTGGGTTCCTATCTATAATCTGTGGAGGATTATGCACTTTATTCGGAATGAAAAATAGCATTAAATATAAGCCAGCGTCTGATTGTCTGTTCAAAGAAATTTCTAATGGCATGCGCATGTCAAATGTGTGTTTTGTTTTCTTTAGAAACCTAATGAGTGTAATAGGTGATATGAAAGCAATGGTAGTTTCTTATGTATATCCTGGATTCAATGCCGCAGAGAGTCTTATGGAAGGTAAAGATATTATTGAAAAATGGGCTGAACAATCACTTGGTATTTTAGATCCTATAGTTTCGCAGAATATCAAATATAATAGAGATTTACATATTCGTTTAATTGATTGTTATGCTTTTGGTAAAATTCTTAAGGTTAAAGCTTCAGTAACACAGTTTCCTGGTATTATTCAAATGGTTAATAATATTTTTGATAAACTCCATAAATTGTATGTAGATTTAATTGCTCAAGGTATAGATCCTCATGTACGAAAACTTCCATTTGTTATTTACAATTATGGTGCCCCTGAGATAGGTAAAAGTCATTTAACTACTAATATATGTTCGGCGTTGTGTAAAGATCAAGGTATAACAACTGAAACAAGTTTAATGTGTGTATTGAATGCAACATCTAAGTTTTGGGATGATTGYGATCGCCAGCCATGTCTTGTTATGGACGATGCTTTTAATATTAAAAAAGGTCCGATGTTTGAGGATCAAGTTGCAGCTATTTTTAACATAGTTTCRCCAGTTGTTTTGGTTCCTCCCAAAGCGGCGGTTGARGATAAGGGAAGACCCTATAACCCAGAAATTTTTGTTTTGAACAGTAATACTGATTTCCAACGAACAGAAGTATGTGAACAAATAGCATTATGGCGTCGACGTGATATATTAATTAAAAGTGAATTAGACCCAGATTTTGTAAAACCAGATTGTATACATTGTCAGCAAAAACTTAGAGTAGATAGTCGTTTACCTAAAGAGGCTATTGTATCGCTTAAAGATTTTCATCATCTTAGATTTAAATACACTTTTGATGTTACTAACCCAGGTTGCGCTTAYCTTCCCGAGAATCGTTATATGAAATACGATGAACTTATAAATTTACTTAAAGAAATTTTTAAAAAGAATCGCGAAGCTGAAAACTACAAGTTTGCCGAACGTGTTGCTAGATGTAATGAAGTTGTTAATGATTTTCCGTCTTTAGTTAGTAACGTAGATAATTTAGAAACATTATGGAATGAAGCGATTCTTAAAAGGCAAGCATCGGTAGAATTAGTAAAAAATAGCACTCTCTCGAGTATTTCAAAACACTTCGCAGCACACATCAATGAGAAGTGGTCGGATTGTAAGCATGGTGTTTTTAAAAGTATTTATAAGACATTATACCCTGGTCGGAATATATATGATTTAATGAATCCAACGTGTGGACAGTGCATTGCGATTAAACACCAGTGTATAAGTTGCCAAATATCATACGAGAAGTTGCTTAAGCAATCGAGCACTGAACCAACAGTAACATATCATCCATCTCCATCTACAAGTGCGTCTTCCATTGAAATTTTATTCAGCGATAAGAAAACAGGCCCGCTGAAATATGAAGGGTGTACTATTGAAGAAGTGGAGGATGATGAACCCACACCAAGTACTAGTAAAGACGTCTCAACGCCAGTATTTGATCATGATATTAAGTATGTGTTGAGTGAGTCTGGTCAAAGATGGTTGAAAGATTTAAATACTCAGTATCATGCTAATGTATTAAGAGATTTTAAGTTGTTTTTGGACTTCCATCAGAGTGGGATATCAGTGGCTTTGCGTCGTTACCCGGTGTACGCACGTAACGGGAAAATATTAAAAGAAGTTTGTGAAAAATTTTGTACATGTTTGCATAATAGTAAATCCAATCCGCCAATTATATATAAAGGAAAATTCGCTTTTATCAATCCGACAAGCCCGGATGTACCTGATGTGATAGAAAGTCTAGTGTGTGATATGCGTTGTTGGATGTGTCTACCTTGGATTCATCATAGAATAGTCGATTCATGTTTATCTATAAGAGATACTTTAATAGAAAGTTGGATGTGTTGTATGAATGATCGTCATTTAGTTTTTGATAAAATTTCATTTGATAATATAATGTCTAAGTTAACCAAATGGGTTTGGGATTTTTATTACAATCAAATGAAACCAGCTGCAAAAGCTGCATTTACTTTTCTCACAAGTGTACAGGGATGGTTGATTAGTGCTGTATTTCTTACGACAATTTTTTCTACTGTTGTATTAGGAGTTGGCACTTACGAAGCATGTACGACTGCGGGTTCTGGCAATTTAGGCCGAGCTATGGTAGATATGAACACAATGGGGAGTGGGCGACCACCTCAGCGTGCTGGTATAGGCTATCAGGCGAAGTCATATGATGCAAGTAAACCAAAAGTTACAAAAGCACCTAAAGCTAAAGTGCATACACCAGTACGCGCTACAAACAAGGCAGAGTATCAGAGTGCTCAACAGTTTGAGGTTGTTCAACAACGGTTGCGTAATAATATGTCATCTATAGATGTTGTTTTTACAAACATTGAAGGTAAAGAGGTTCGTGTTAGAAATTACGGACTTATGTTGCGCGACCAGCAAATGCTAATTCAGAGACATTATTATGATTTTTGGCGTCGTCTTGATTTAACAGCGAAATTTTATTTTAATAATAAAGTTGTTAAACTTGATAATGTCGACGGCATTCTTCTGAATAATTTCTTTGACTTGGAGATTGATTGGTTTATGACACCGGATTTAGAGTATTTTGATAGTAACTTTGGTATTTTACATCTTCCGAAGATCGTTCCAGCTTTTAAAGATCTAACTCGATTTATTGCAAAATCTAATGAACATCAATATATAAAGTTTGATGAATGTTATTTATATTCTAGTTTGAGTGATACTAATATGCATTGTGTGATGAATGTTGAACATGACAGAGAAGTGACGGATAGTAATGGTTGGTTAAGATTGTCTGAATGTTATTCATATAAATATTCTACTGTAGGGTTATGTGGTAGTGCTTTATTATGTTCTACGCTTGAACGTCCCATAATTGGTATTCATTTTGCTGGTACTAAAACTTTTGGGTTTGCAGAACCCATAAGTTATGAGTCATTTAATGACTTAAAAGTTACTCATTATGAATATCAATTGTGTGATCTTAGATTGGATGGTAAGGAAGCGGCAATTGAGTTTGACACTTTACTGTATCCTCAAGGAACTGTCCCTGAAGCTTATAAACATCATCAAGGTAGTGTCAGCCAATATATTCCAAGTTTAATACATGGGGCATATGAAGTTGACACTGAGCCTAATCCCTTGTCGCCTAAGGATACTAGACTTCCACCTGGTAATCCTCCTCTTAAACGAGGTGTGGAACATATGGGTCGACCACCGTTAGATTTCCCGAATAAGTTGTTGGATCCTGCAGCCGACGATCTGAATGATGTAATATTGCGGAATGTAAAGCCAATCCGTAATGGCGTTGGAAAGTTGTCATTGCAGGATGCAATATGTGGTAATGTAAATGTTAAAGGTTTTGAACCTTTAGAATGGAGTTCAAGTGAAGGGTTTCCTCTGAAGAGTTTGCGTCCGCCACATGTTAAAGGGAAAAAATGGTTGTTTGATTTAGAAGAAACATCTAATGGATATGTTTTAAAAGGTATGCATGGTGAATTGAAAAGGCAACTTATTGTGTGTGAACAATTGAGGCGACAAGGCATTAGGTGTGCAACCTTGTTTGTAGATTGTTTGAAAGATACTTGTATAGATATTAAAAAATGTAGTATACCAGGTAAAACACGTATATTTTCTATATCTCCTGTTCAATACACAATTGCTTTTAAACAGTATTTTGGTGATTTTATTGCGTCGTATCAGGAGGCGCGGTTGTCTGCTGAACATGGGATAGGTATAAATGTAGATTCATTGGAATGGTCGCAGGTTGCCAATTACATTACAACATATGGCGATAATATTATTGCTGGCGATTATAAGAACTTTGGCCCCAGTTTGATGTTGAAATGTGTTGAGAAAGCCTTTGATATAATAATGAATTGGTATGAGCGGTATGACAATGATGAGGAGCGTCAGTTGATTCGCCGTGTGCTATTGTCCGAAATACTTCATGCACAACATTTATGTTTAAATGTGGTATATGGTGTGCCTTGTGGTATACCTTCTGGAAGTCCTATTACAACTCCATTGAACAGCCTAGTTAATTCGTTATATCTACGCTGTGGATGGAAGAGCATAACAAATCAAAATTTTAGTACTATGCATGAAAATGTTCGGATTTTAACATATGGTGATGATGTGTGTATTAATGTTAGTGATATGTATAAAGATATATATAATACTGAGACCTTGTCGTTGTTTTTTAAAGAATATAATATTGTATTTACTGATATAGATAAGAGCGATGTTATAATTAAGTATAGGAATTTAAATAATGTGTCTTTTTTAAAACGTAGTTTTATTTTACATCCAAATAGTAAATTCATATTTTTGGCTCCTATAGAACTTCAAAGTATTCGTAAGTGTGTCAATTGGATAACTCGTAAGGGAGATCCTCTTGCTAATACTTTGGAGAATTGTAAGCAAGCGTGTGAGCTTGCTTTTGGTCATGGACCACAATATTATGGTGAAGTTCGCGAGTTTCTCGAGAAGGAATGCATGAAGCGTACAGGAAAATGCTTCATAGCACCTCGCTGGTATGAGAAGTCCGAAATTTGTTATAATATATAGGTTCATTTTGTAAGTTAGTTAAAATTTTAATTGTTTGTTTTCGTTAACTACACTATATATAGGTGGGACACGCACACCTATTAGAAATAAACGCGGGCTCCGGCAGAAGCAGAGAACCAGCATGCGCTGTAATCTTGAAACTTCCAAAGGAGTAGCTTTTTAGTATAAGAAAAAAAAAAAAA